AAATCGGCCGCTAACCTTGCCATTGGAGTACCTGAGTTTTTGACTTCGCCAATCGGACTAGCCGCGGCAGCGTTCAGTATGGTTCCTGGAGTGGCGCCAGCCGTGTCAGCTTTGTTCGCTGCCGACTTGGCTCATAGCGTATCCAAACAGAGCACTGAGGCCGGCAGGAATTGGGACGAAATGACGCCGGCAGAGCAAGCCGCGGCAGTCACGGATATTGTTGGGACGGGAGCCTTTGCAACCCTCGCCGGCTCGCATGCCGTAAAAGGCGCCTTACCCGAGACCAAACCGATTGTTCCAGATCCAGCTATCGAGCGAGAGGCCGCTATGGGCGGCAAACCCATCGTGGAGCAACCACCCAAATTCCCCGGCTTCATCAATGTCGATGGCGTGATGATTCCGGAAGTCGAAACGAAAGGAGAAACAAATGCCCGCAACGAGCCGCAAGCAACAAAAGTTCATGAATCTGTGCCTCCACAACCCGCAGAAGGCGCAAAAGAAGTGCCCGCCGAAGAAAGTGGCACAGGAGTTCAGCCACCTGGACCGGAAGAAACTAAACCCGAAGTATTATTGACCGGGCCGGAAGCAGCCAAACAGGTTGGCGCGCGATTTGACGGTGAGGTTGCTGGAAATTGGCAATTCACCGCGCTCAAAGCTGATGGCACCGAGGGGACTTCCTTCATAGTTAAGAAAGGCTCTCCAATTGACAAGGTCCGTGCCAAGTACGAAGCCACTCGCCAGCGCTATTTAGACGCTGACGACGAAGCGAACGCCCCCAGGCCGATACCCGAGACCAAAGCGGAACCTGAAACACCACAGGCTGAGGCTGAGCGCGTGGCCAAAATGTCTCCCGAGGAATTCGAGAAATTCTCTCCGACCGGGACGGCGACAGCTAAAGCCTACGATCTGGCGGTTCGGATGGGTGTCGATGCTGACCGCAGCAAATTGGTCGATGCCGAAAAGGCGATTGTCGCCGAGCAAGAGGCGTTGCGGCCCAAAATGGCGGAAGCGTTTCGGGTAAAGAAAGAAGGTGAAGTACCGACCCCGCCAGAAGAGCAATCCAGGCTCTTCAAGCAGTCGCAGATCCTTAACGCCAAAAAGCAGTATTTCAACGAGGCGCTGCGAATGCTGACAGCTCTCGATAATGTGAAGGCCGGAAAGTCATTTGCCGAAGCAGCTAAGGCCCCTGGCATTTTGCCTGACGAGCTCGAGAAGTTTGCCGAGAAGGCAAAAATCAAGCCTAAGACCGAAGCTCCGCCCGAGCCGGCCAAGGCGCCTGAGACTCCCTTGCCTGAGCCTGCCAAGGTCGAGACGCCTCCAATCGTGGGAGAGGCATCCTTTGAAGCTCCACAGCCCATCCCTGAGGCTGATCCGGTCCTTCACTGGCTGGACCAAGCCATTGAGTCCCTGAGCACAAATCGCGGCAAGACGCTCGAAGGCATTCTTGGCGCGCCGGTTTGGATCACCAAGGATTTGGCCCGGGGAGCATTGCAAGCTGTGCGGCTGGCCTACCAAGGCGGCAAAAAGGTCGCTGAAGCCATTGAGGATGGAGTTGCATGGCTGCGAACGCAGCAAGCCAGCGGCTTTAACGAGAACGAAGCTCGTTCCTGGCTGGCTTCGGCCAAGAAATCGACCATCGAGCAGCTGGATGACACTTTCAAGACCATTGAAGGGGCCAAGGTCCCATTTGCGCAAAAGGTTAAGGATGCCTTTGCTTTCGGTCAAAAACTGGCGGGCGTTAAGGATGCCGTTGCCCAAGCTGTCGGTGGTCTGAAAACCTCCGGTGATTTCCTCCTTCAAAAATGGAAGGGTGTCAAAACCATCGATGAAATGTTACGCGCCAAGGGTGAGCTTTCTGCCGAGATCGAGAAACGCGGCTGGCGCACTCGGCAGTTTGTCAAAACCGTCACTAAACAATTCCCCGACGTGCGCCAGCGATCGGCAATCTCCAAGTGGATTGACGCCGGTGGCGATGCCGCGGAGTTGCAGCGCGGTCTGGCCGAGACCAAGCCAGAGTTCAAGCAGGCGTATCAAGACGCACTCAATCTCAAAGGCGATGCGCTTACGGCCGCCAAGGCGATCCGCAAGTATTTCGAGCAACGGCTTGATGAAGCGATTCAAGCTGGTGTGCTGGAAAACGGCGTCGAAGATTACATTCATCGCCTCTATGAGGACCGACCAAAAGCCGCTAAAGCTGCTTCAGCTTACTTCGGCTCAGGCATTTTGAGCGAGAACCCAGGCTTGGCCAAAAAGCGCATTTTTCAATGGGACTGGGAAGCCGAGAAGCTTGGCTATAAGCCTGTGCAGGACTTCCTTCCACGAGTCGCCCAATACGAAGCCAGCCTTACTCGGGCGATTGCCGCGCGCCAGTTCATCAAAAAGGCAACCACCATGAGAGCGCCGGATGGCCGCCCCGTGCTGGACGTGGCTGGTTTAGGCGTTCCTATCGAGAATCAATCCGGCGTCCGCGAAGCCACGCTCATTAAACCTGGTTGGAAGCCCTCTGACCCGGCCAGCCCTCTCAAGGGGCGCACCGATTATGTTGAACGCGATTACCCGGCGCTTCGCAAGTGGAAGTGGGCGACTACGGACGCTGGCGGGAAGCCTATCTTCGTTCAGGGAAACTTGCTGGTTCACCCCGATTTCGCGGGCCGGATTGACACCCTGCTCAAGCCTTCAGCCGTACGGTCCTCGGCGCTCGGAAGAGGTTCCTTGGCAATTTCCAGCACGATAAAGCAAACGATGCTCGATTTGTCCGGTTTCCATCAAACCCAAATCACCGTTCATGGCATGGAGCACAAGGTTTTGCCGTGGAAAATCACCCAGGCTATCGACTTCGAGAATCCAAACATCGAAGGCTTGCTGCGGGGCGGCCTGACGCTCGGCGGCGAGTACCACGCCAACCATTTGAGCGAAGGTTTGGCTGGTCGAGCGCTTACCCGTCATATCCCCGGGCTGGGGCCATTGACCGAGGCTTACCACAACTGGCTTTTTCAGGATTACATTCCGCGCATTAAAGCGACGATGGCTCAAGCTGCTTTGGAGCGGAATCGCGCCCGTTACAAGGGCAATATGACCGATGAACAGATCTTCGCCAAGACCGCAGCGGAAGCCAATTCCGCTTTCGGAGAGCTCAATTACACGACGTTGGAGCGCAGCAAGACATTGCAGGACGTTGCGCGATTGATCCTGTTGGCCCCGGACTTCCTGGAGGCGCGCGCGCGGTTTGTCGGCGGAGCACTGGAAAAGGGCGGAAAGCTCTTTGGCAACGAACAGCGTACCGCCCTGCTGCTTGGCGCCATAACGATGTATATCACCGCCCGAATCTTCAACAAGACGGTTGATGACCAATACCATTTAGAACCCGAAAACGCATTCTCGGTCGTTTACAAGGGCAATTCTTACAGCCTCCGCACGGTCCAGGGTGACGTATTGCATTTGCTTGAGCACCCGGCCCAATTCTGGATGCATCGATTGAACCCGACGACCACGCGCCCTATCATGGAGGCTACAACCGGGCGGGATTATTTCGGTCGGAAACGCAACGCCATGGAACAAGCTTGGGATGCGGTCAGCACGGCAACCCCCATTTCGTTGCGCTCTTCGCGCGAACGGTCGCTCTTCGAGTCCCTGGCCAATTCCTTTGGCATTACCGCCCGCCGTTACAATGACGTTGATGACGCTTTCAAGTTGGCCGAAAAATGGAAGGAAAAGAACGGCGTCATGGAGCGCGGCGAGTTTATTTACGACCCCGACAAGGACCCTCTACGTGGTCTAAAAATCGCGCTGTCCAAAGGCGATCAGGCCGATGCTGCCAAGGAAATCACTCGCCTCTTAAAGGAGAAAAAGATCAGCCGAGATAAGCTCGACAAATATTTTGACCGTTACGCCTCGATGCCGTTTGCCGGCTCACAGAGCAACGATGAGAAGTTTATCGCCAGCCTGACCCAGGACGAAAAGCAAACCGTCGAGTCTGCCCGCAAACATCGGCAATCGATTCGGTTGCAGTATCTGAAGGCCCAAACACTGCGCAACCGACAGAACCCGTAAGAGGGGAAGGGAGGGGCCGAGAAGTCAGATCCCCCCTACCCCCCATTACCCGATTCCGGTAATAGAGTTCTCTGGTTCCGTTTTTCAGGCCCAGTTCAGGGAGGCACCCCGCACGAAGTATTTGATTAGTCGCCCTCGGCGCTCTGCCTCTGGCATTTACCCTACGTTTACTCGCAGGCGACATCTGCAAGCCGTTGGTTTTTGATACGGTACACCGGCACACAACCGGTTCAGGCGGAAAAGAAAAACCCGGACTCCGATTAAAGAGCCCGGGCAAGATCCCACAGTGGCCGATCCCCATACATGCGCATGGTAAGCAGGTGTTCAGTCGGCTTTGAACCGGCTGGACTATGGTCTCTAAAACTGGTTTCCATGCGCGCTTAGGTCGGCTGTCCGACTGAACATCGGCAACTTCGCCTCGCATGGAATTTTCGTCAATCATAAAATTAAAAAGAGCGGCTGAGTTGCGGGCCTACGCTATTCGCCTGCGCAAAGAGATCGAGTCCGGGGCCGGCTTTTAAGGCATTCATCGCAAACGGGCAGCTAGAACACGGCACACAAATTGAAATGTTGGGTAGTTTTCTGTGTCCTGGTGTCCACAGTCGGCAAGGATGTTTCTGGCCAATCGGAGAGCTTCAAGAATCTCTCCATTTTGGGATGAGTCATGGTGAGCTTTCAGATCCGCCTTAAGTTTATGGATCTCAAGTTCGGCCAATTCTACGGCAGAATCGGTTGCGGACAGCCTCTGGTTCATTTTCTCAATGTGCGTTCGGCAATCCACGAGAAGATCGCGCACCTTATCGTGCTCCATTGCCTCTGGGTTGAACAAGCCGCCTTTCAAGAGATAGTCTTGAATGCGGGCAAGTATTTCTGGCGCATCGGATCTCATGCCATTCCTTTGTCGCGGCAGTAATCCATCCATGCTGTCAGCACGCTTAGGGCCAGATGGTCATCATCGCACTTTATGTAGTCCTTTGCAGTGTAGCCTTCAACCGAACCAATCTCGGCGAGGCACCATTCACGTTGCTCTTGCGTCATTGGCGTAGTTAAGCGTTTATTCGCCCAACCGCGCAGCGCCTTCTCGGTTGCACCACAAACACACATCGTTTCTCCGCGCTCATTTGCTTCCCGTTCTTGCTCAGGAAAGCAGTGACAACGGATGATGCTTGGACAATTAGGCATTTCGTTCATTGTCTGGGGCGCTCGTAACGTGATTGAGAATGGCTTTGGAGATTTTGCGCCATTTCTGGCATTCCTCAGTCGATGGATCGTGCGACGGTCCAAGCCAATGCTTGGGTGTAACGTTCATCGCGGTTTTGACTGACTTAAACGAATTGTTGGCAACCAGTTCGGCTCGCATTTTTACGCTCTTGGAGTCATTCTTGACTTCATTGATGAGTTTAAAGAGGCGCATCAAATCAAGATTGTGCAGAGCGTCCAAGGCCAGCATCGCCCAATAGCATTCCTCGTGAGTCGGCATCCCGCCGTCCTTGGCGAGTTCTAGGATTTCAGATAAAGTTCTCATTTTGGGCAGGTTTTGATCCCTCCCTCGGCCTATGCCGACAGGGCATAGAAGGCGAATACGTATAGTTTAGATGCTACTCTGCGAATCCACCGTTCGCAGCGCCGCCCGAGGGAGGAAATTGGTTAGTCCATCATCAGCCACAGCCAAACGATGAAAAGCGCATCGATTATGAGGTAGTCCATAGTTTTCAGAGGAGTAGGATTTTTCTGGTGTTAATCGAGCAGTGCCCAGGCTTGTCGCAGGGGCCGTACCACGCGAGCAACCACTTGTCTTCCCTGAGTTTTCGGCGCCACATTTTACCTTCGTAAACGCCTGTTGGAAGAGTGCTAGAGTACTCCGCAAGCTCATCAAAAACCACCTTTGTCATAAGCGCGTGTTCGGCGTCGATCTCGATATCGAAGCGCGACGGTTGTTTCCAATGCCTGCCTAGCGAATTGGTGATCGGCGGTATGATGTGAGCCGTCACGTGAGCCGCATCCGACCGGTCTAGGGCTGCCTGAAATTGGGTTTTAAGGGCGCTCATACTTCGGGGTTGGCTGTCTGGCTACCCAATGCCGCCACGCAACGTTGTCGCGCATGATTTCATCGGTGGGCTGCTCCGGACAGAGTTTATAGGTGGCCATTGCGTAGAACCCACTGGCGCCTTTAGTTCCAGATCTGATGTGGCAATTACCGTGATGCGCGGTGATCTGGTAGGCGTAAAGCGTCTCGTTAGGATGCGGGGTATCGTCTGGTTGATCCAGCGCGTCAAACTTGCCATTGCTTTCAGTGACCCGCAGGAAGACAACCGCGCTCTTTAGCGCGAGCGTTTTTCCCGCGGCGGGTCCATCCAGGAACGTGGTCAATTGCCCTCCCTCTGTCTTTGCTCGGCGCCTCTAAAGATAGCGGCAATGGCTTCAAAATTGGCCATCGTGATTTCTAAAAAGAGATGCTTGTTGCCTGGCAGATCGCAAATGATAGCTACGCTGCTATTGCCGCTGGTAGTACCTTTTGGGATTCGAACGAAAGTACATTCCGCATTGACGCGGACGGCCTCTTGTCGTTGACGGCGCAACTTTTCATCAACGGGAATTGACTTCGGATCGGTGTAGATGTGAGCAATATTCATGGCTTGGGTTTGACCGGCAGAAATTCAAGCGCAGTTTTCGGCACGTTGCAAAGCTGATCTCTCAGAGGCAGGAACGGACGCTTAAACTTCACGCGCTCGATTATCCATGACCGCCCGACAATGGACCGACGGGCCTTTACTTCGGTCCCTTGGCGCCAAGGAAGCCCGAGCATGCTGCCTCTCAGGTCCTTGCGCAGTATGGCAAAGGAAAAATCCTTCAACTTCATATCGTCTAGCGCCCAATTGTTGCCCCGGTATCTGAGCGAGGTGGTCACCGGTCAAACCTTTCGTTCCAGCCCGCCTCCATCAGAAATTTGCACTCGGGGATCGCCTGCTCCAAAACGCGCTGAATGTCCCTCGCAACATTCGTCATCTCTTGTCCGCTTGGCGTTCCTTTGAACCTTGGGTGACGTAAGGCCAACTGCAGGGCTCCCAGCATGGTAAGCGCTGTCAGCACGTTAGTGTTTAGGATGAAGGGGCATCTCATTGCCGCTTCGGTCTCCGGTTTCAATTTCAAGTTTGGCATGCTCATGGAATGATCCCTTCGTAGTGTTCTTCTGCTCTGCCGGCGGCAATGTCATCCGCAAAAGCCATCTTCACGCGCCTGGGGGGAGGACCGCCATTCTTCTCAACCAAGTAGGCGTACGATCGGTCCAATGTATCCAGGAAGATCGATAGCGTTTCGGCCAATCCTTCCTGAAATGCTGGGTCCGGATAAACGTTGATCATCACTGGCGGAAAGTGCCGGCGGTAGCTAATGAACCGCCAAAACGATCTTTGAGTGACAAATAGCGAGCCCTGGATCTGCGCGATGTACTCGGCCGGTACCTTCCCATCCAGCAGATATTTGATGTGCGTTTTTGCCTCCGGAGCTTTGATTTCGCAACCCCCATCGGGATCGATCAACCCGTCTGGAGAGCATCCTACGCGGCCATCATCCGTAGTGATGAAGCCCACGCGCGATAGCTTCCATTCGAATTCGAATTCCAACCAGGGGAAGCATTCGCCCTCGAGGATCTTGCCCTGTTCGGTGGCGAAGCTATTGCCGCCGCCAAGGATCGGACCACACCAGCGCTCGGCCAATTTGAGCGCGAGGTAGGACTTCACGCCCTCGCCCCGCCGAGGCTCGCCTTTTGGGGTGATCAGGGCGTCGAATTCGCTGGCAGTGGGAATTCCGGCCCTCGCTTCCAACCACTCGACCGACCCTTGCGCTACGTCAACGATTTTCACACGTAATTTGCACCGGTCAAAAAATTCAGCACGTTGCGATACGCAAACCACTCGCCAGCACGGTAAGCGGCCTGCTCGGTGTTGCCGTTGAATCGAGCAACTGTCCATTCGTGCGAGGACTTATCCGCGAGTCTGGCTTGTTCCTCGAGCCAAGCGTGAAGCTCTTCCAGAGTCCGCGCAGTTTTCATTTGCCCGCCTCTTTGCGCTT